AATAGTCAATACACTATTTCGCATCTATGAAACTACTCATTGCCATAATTCTTTTCATTATTTTAACCCCCTTTGTTATTATTATTTATGTCCTTGACCGAGCTGGAATTCATCATCTACCGCATCATATCAGACAACGCATACACCTACTACGCCGTCCTCGTTCTTTTCATTATTAGCTTCTTCTTCGTGATGATATCTCTCCTTCACTATACCGGCAAACTAGCTAATCGACTCGATCAGTAGCTTATTGATATATCCCTTTGATTCCGCAAAGGTCTGATTTTCGACAACAAACGCCGTGATAATCTTTCCTTCCTTATCGGTTACGTTCACCGTCTGACCGGGATAGAGATAGGGCGAGTAGAGCGTGTCCACCCGATACCGTCTTGTATTATTCTCGTGATCCATTAACACCTGACTGATAGGGGAGAATTGGCAGGCATTAGAGCTTGCTGTGTAGTCGATTAAGACAAGAGCAGTTCGGGGATCAACCTCTTTCTGAATTACCCCGTTAAGATATGTATTTGCCGAGTCTTCAAGCCGTGCTGTCATTCTCTCAAAGATTATCCCGTTATTGGTTATCGGGATATATTCGACAGTATTCCAGCCCATGCTTAGTTGCACTATTGGTCTGGCTGACCCGGCGTTCTTCCACTCAATAATCAATACTCCGTTTTTGGCTACCTTGAATGAGAGCGGAACGCAGGCGGTATTGTCGAAACTGGTATCGGTGAAGTTGAGCCGTGCATTCCAACCTCCTAAGTAATAAGACTCACGATAGATATTGATTGCTTTGTCCTTGTACTTATATCCGTTAGTGGTGATATCCCGTATATCGTGGAAGGTTACCGACCGTTCTCCGTCATTACTTGATATCGATATAGCTTGATCCGAATTGCCAAACCCGAACCCCCTACCATACGAGACAAGATCAAGCGACCCGTTCATCATAGGGAGCAAAGCGTCTGCCTCAATATAGTTGTATTGGCTACCCTCAGCACCTGAGTCTGCCTTGTAATCAATGACTGTCGGTACTTCTGGTGTCTGTAATGTACCTACGCTGTCGGATTTAGTTACATACGCTGTCCTTGCTATGTATTTGCCCTCTGAATGACTCCAAGCGATACTACCTCCAACCGCATCAAGATACCGCCTCAAAACGTCGCCAAAGACCTCAAATTCATTCCAGCCTATCAAGTATTCCTTCAAGTCGATTGCATCGTTTGAACCTATCTTGAACTCCGTTGATGGAAGATCAAGGTCAATGTCTATCATCGATGAGGGTAGGGCAAGAAGTAGGAGCTTAGTTACCGCCCATGTATAGTATCCCTCTCTCCACTCCGAAGGCGTATATGAATAAAGAGATGATGTGTACAGACAAGAGAAGCGGGGCATGCCCGGTAGCTCGTACAGGTGCTTATCGAGTAGGGCGGTGAGAGGATCAACCATCTGTATATCGTAGCTATCCTCATTTGCTTTGAGCCTTTTGATTCTGGCAGGTAAGGCGTTAGCGGTATAATAGGTCGTTGCATCGTCTGAGGACACAGCAACCCCCAGCTCCGCTACCGCTCCAGCCGTGAGAAATGGTCTTGATTCATAATTCATCTCAAGCCTGAATCCCGAATAGGTAAAGTCGCAGGTGGACGTTGACGTTTTAACCGTTATCTTCATCTTCTTAACGTCCGCCCATGTAATTGTTCCCGTCTTGGTAAATGCTGATTTCTTAATTTTGATGATATTTACCCCGTCAACGACCGCCCCATTTTCGGAAGCCGATATTGGTGCTGAGTAATTATCCGTGCCTGAAGTCTTGAGAAAATCAATCTTGGTGTCCGTGCTGTTGATATTAGTTGCGTTTGATAATTTGACTTGAAATATAATATAGTCATCGTCCGTACTGGCTATTGAGGTCGAAGCGTCCACCTCGTTAGTTAGATTGAATGCGTCAAGGCGTGCATAGTTAACCGATCCGATCGTTCTATCAATCGTTACCTCGTCCGTCTTTGCAGTAGTCGTCCCTGCGATTTTGCGAGCCTTCCGTTCGATTAAGTCTCCTTCCGTTACATATGAGCCGTCTCCCGTCCACGATTGGAGGCTGAGGCATGGTGCAAAAGAATTAAAAATAGACTTACTAATCTTGCCATCTGCCGTTGACTCCGCTACTCCTGCCTTGAGCTTCGACATTACATCAAAACTGATAAGGTGTGCATAACTTGTTAACGAGTGAGCGTTGCTGATGCTGGACTCAGAGCCTACGGTAATAGTCGGCATGTCTGAAGTACCATATACCTGATACTTGGTATTGAGATATGTCTCAACTTCAAGCCGTTCGCTATTGTTTAGGTCTGAAGAGAACACCAGAAGATCGCCAACCTGCCCGTTAAAATACTCACTGCTTGCTATGTATGATCCTATAATTGGTCGTGGTGTTACGACGAACGTCTCACCACCTGCCGTGTAAGTATTCATTGGTGTTGATGCAATGCCTGATGACGTGGTATGCCTCTGAGCGACTAGAGAGCCGTTGCGATAGGTTCGCATTCCGTTTGTTGCATTATGGGTAAAGTGCTGAGAGTTAATCTGCCACTCATTAGCCACCACTCCATTACTCAGCCCCGTTGTACCGCCTGAGTTCGACATAATGAAAAGTCCTGAAGCTCCCCAGTGTGATGCGATAAACGTTGAGATTGTGTCAAGCGTTGTACCGCCCGTCAACGCCCGATAGATATAATCCTGATCCTGATAATTCAATAGTCTTTGAGCGTTGGTAACATTCGTTCGAGGATAGAATACCTCAAACATGGTAAGCTCGGTTGACGACTGGAATTGGTAGGTGCTAGAAAGCCGAGCAATGAGCGTATCGCCTCCATCAAAGTCAATAGCCGGCAAACTCGCTACTTGATTACGCTTGTAGAACGGAACGTTCGAAAAGGGGAAGTTTGATAGGTTTACAGCACAGTTCAGCTCTCCACCCTCAGCCCGATTGACCCACGAACTTATCGGGTTGTCATTTTTCATAGCCCCACCGATAAACCTATGTGGATCATTAGCCTTGAAGTGAGCAATCAAAGCCCTTTTGGTGCTTCCCGTTACCTTCTTATCAAAAGCTGTTCCAAAGACCCCCGTTAAAGACCGCAAGTCCTGCAAGGCATTATTCCCGTACTCAATATAGATAGTCTTGGTAGTAGCCGATATTGACGGTACTTTGATGTAAATAGTACAATGAGTCGTATTATCCCCTTCTACATAATGCTCAAGCCGTGTCGTTCCGTCCGTATCGTATGCCCTGAGCGAGTTCAGTTGCCACGCCGTCTTATTGTCTTTGTGCCAGTCTTCGTGGTCAATAACTAATCTAATCGGATAGTTTGTTTTGGATGTTAAGCCTGTATTATCAATCTCGATTTCCCTTTTGAAGATATTACCACCTACTACATTGAAAGTGTTTGAGCTGGTTACCGAGTCAACCCCCAGCTTGACATTCGGAGACATCTTGTTTGTTGGAAGGGAATAATCGGCAATGGTACTAGGCATATCATTTGGCTATAAACTTAATATCGAGGCTGTCGTAGAAGGCAACAGGGGAGCGGGTATAGAGCGAGTCTATATCGACCGTAAGATAATAGTAGCCGTCTATGTAGGTATTGGTGCTATCTTCCAGCCGTACCCAATAATACTGAGGCGTATTGCAATAGGCATATATGGTGTCAAAGTCGGATTTATTCTTCCACTCAAAGCGGACGGAGAAATCTACCTTTTCCGCTCCCGTAAATCTCAGGTATCGGTTATTGTGAAGGTCAGTCTGTAAGGCTGAGGTTACGTCCCGAACCCGTTTTATTTCCTCCCTCGAAGTAGGTGCTGATAGTGCGGTGAGTGATCCTGAAGTGAGTCCGATTGATAATTGTGCTGGCATATTATTATGATACTGTTATTCCTGCTTTTCTGAATTCGCTGGCATTAGCTCTCAGCCAGTCTATGATATATCCGTCTCGTGTATTGATGACGATATTCTGTTGACCCCCCATATTAAGACCTCGTGTCTCAGCGGTGCTGGTAACTGATGCTCCTCTAGGCAGGTTGACGATTTCCGCTCCTCTTTCTCCCACTATTGCGAGACCCCCTTGAGCGTAGTTTGTACCTGATGCAAAACGAGGTATTTTTGGAATATCTGCACCACCGAATACGTCATTTGCCCTGTTATAGGTATCTATCAATGCATTGATTGGGTTAGTAACAAGGTTAAACCCGGCTTTTGCTGTTGATACTATCGAATCAAAAATACCTTTGACAAGCGTCTTAAAGCCATTGAAAGCACGCCCCCAGTCACCCGTAATAACCCCCATTACAAAATCACCAAGTCCCTTCCAGATATTTCGAAAATTAGCGATCATCTCCCTAATGTAATTAAAGACTGTCGTAAAATTACTCATCAAAAACTTCAATGTAGTTATTAAGACAAGAATAGCCCCGACCACTATGCCTCCAATAACCGCACCGATGAACATAAGAACTGGCATTATGTACGGTTGAATGACGTTGTACAGCTCCATAAACGAATCCCAAAGGACTTTTAGTTGGTCTTGTAAATCTTTGAAATGAGGCTGAATATACTGAGTATAGGCATTCATGATGAATGACGAGACCTGTTCCCATATCTGCTGAATACCGCCCATATTAGTCTGCCATGCGTAGTACAATCCTGCAACCGCAAGACCTATAAGAACGAAAGGCCAAATTGCTAAAGCCACCGAACTCGCCAAAGTAATAAACGCACCTGCAAGCACCAACCCAATCACTGTCGCTAATCCTGCTAGGATAGATTGCTGAACTTCAGCCTGACCCAAGAACTCTTGGATCGGCTCTAAAGCATCTTGTACTATTCTAATAAAATTCTCAACCTGCTCGTAGGTTACATCAAGACCTAAACTGTTGAGCGTATCGGTAAGACTACCGATTGAGTCCTCGAATATATCCGTACCCTTAATCAACCCTTCTATAATTGAGCCAAGATGACCCATCGAATCAACGAAGCCGTCTATATCCGCTCCTTCAATTACCTTGATAAGGTTCTCGAATAAAGTAGTTACCGCTTGACTTCCTCCCAGCTTCTCAAAGGCTGAGGCAAGTTTGAGATTGATTGTGTCGGATAGGGTACTCCACAGACCGGCAAGCGTTTTACTCTGTTTTTCCATTCCACCCGAAAAGTTTGTTTGACCTAGTTTAATAAGGTACTTCTCAATCTCTTCCGAATTGTTCTTGACCGTAGTTGTAACGCCCTTGAAGGTAAATGCGACATTATCCCCTTGCTTACTTGCCCGTATTCCGAACTCTTTAAGCCTCTCAAACTCTCCTGTGGAAGCGTCCGCAACTGCCTCGATCATATCATTAAGCGATTTACCCATAGCGGATGCGGTGTCTCCGTATGCCGTCAAGGCTTCATTAGAAGGGTCAAGACCCATGTTCTTGAGCTTGACGAAGGCGGTCATCACCTCCTCAAGAGCGTAAGGGGTTTTTGACGCAAAGTCGGTAATATTCTTCTGAGCTTCTTTGGCAAGCTGGATATTTCCTCCCATTGCTGTTTCAAGGGCAACCCCCATCGTCTGAACTTGAGCCTGAGCCTGCCCTGCCTTGACTGCCATCGCCCCCAATAAGCCTCCTATAATAGGAATACCCACCGTTGCCGTTGATGCGGTAGCCTGAAAGGCGTTGTTCATTGCACCGAACCCTTGCTTAGCCAAACTTCCTGCCTTGCTTTTGAGATTATCGACTGCACCTCCAACTGAGCCGATTACCCGACTAGCCTGATCCTGTGCTTTTATTAAGATGTTGAGTACGCTATCTGACATTAGTTTTCTTACTTGCTGTATTTTCCCCTTTGGCTTTTGCCTTTCGGTATTCGACTATTCTTTGGATTTTCTCAGCCGATATAGAATCAAACTCTTCATCAGTGAGACCCCATTCGATTTGTATTTCGTCATACATAACCTCAAGGGGTATAGTCCCTTCGGAGTCAGCGTACGAGGCTACAATGTTTAGGTACTCGCTGTCTCCGAGTATGTAGCTTTCTCTTCTACGCTCGGAGTAGAAAGAGCTAAAAAACGTATGAGTGACGGTCTGGCTGACTCAATCTGTTGGTACATTTCCTCAAATACTTCAATGTCCAGATTGTCTCGTTCCTCATTGCTTAGAGAATAGAATATCCCGATCAGTTTGAGCTTGAGATTGTCTTTAGCTTCTTGTATCCTATCCTGTATCTCAAGACCCAGCTTCATGATTTCCGGCTTTAATTCGGTATTGCTTGTCTCTGAAGATTTGGCAGTATCTGCGAACTGTTTGATGACCGAGTATTCCTTCCTTACAACTGCGTGCGGTACTTTAGCGTCTGGATTGAATCGGGATTGATAGGTTTCTGGTATCATATTAGGCGGTTGCTATTTCATTTATGAGGGTAACTGCGGTTGCATCAGGCTGGCTGATTTCAACCGTGATAGTCTGAATGATATAGTCATCGATAGGGATTTCCCGAACGCTGGTAACCGTTGATGCTTCAAAGTCAATCAGTAGTCTAGGCTTGAGTGCTGATGTTCCGATTACGGATAGGTTGCTGGCGGTCACGTCCAATCTAAACGCTCGTGCCGTTCCTGCATCACTCCAATCCTGAAAGTCTGAAGTCTGTGCCTTGTCGCTAATTCGAGTGAACTCAAGGACTGCTGAAAAACCGTCTTGTGATACGTTGGAAGGTGCTAATGATCCAAGTGTCTTATGACGGGCAATATCAAGACCTGTTTCAAAACTTACCTTAGCCGATCGAACTTCGGTAATTGCCGTTCCGCTTGTCAATCCTGCTTTAGTAGTAGCGTATGAGAGGGCAACGTGCCTCCCTAAAAGGTACTTGTTTGGTTGTGTATAGGTAGCAGTTAGGTTCGTTCCGTCCGTCTCCTGTATTCCTGTCCCCTCTAAGGTATAGGTTGAGCTGTCAACGCCGAACTCAAGGTCAAGTTTAGATGCCATCCACCCATTGATTTTCTTGTCTCCTTCCTGATTGGTCTCGTATTGTACGGTGAAGGTTTTTGCCTCGATACTCTGATTAAGCGATATTGCCCATGTAGTTGCTCCCAGTGCTGTTGTAGGGGTAGCCGTTCCGAATATGGCATAGAGAGGAAGTAAAAGATTATCAGCGTCAATATATCCCTGCCAGTTACATACAGCGTGCTGATTGACCAATACCTTGTTCAGGAGCTTACCACGATTAGCAAATGCCGACTCGTCCATGAGGTATGCGTTCTCATTACCGGGTGCGGTGAGTGAAGTCCAGGTTAGGTATTTGAACCCTGTTGTTTCTGCTGTAAGCCTTGTTGATTCGTCTGCTATTGCTATGTACTGTTGTCTGCCTTTTTGTAGTGCCATAATATATTATTTACTTTCTTCCTGAGGTTGTGGGATTGGTTTGGTTTGTTCTTGGATAAGAGCCTCAGCCTCTTCTACCGAGAAGGCTCTGACTCGAACGGTCTGACCGTCAACGACCGCCTGATATATTCTGCCTTGAGACTCATCAGCATTAGGGGTTACTACTTTCTTTGTTTGGCTCATGATAGTAGCTTGCTTACTCACTATCAGTTAAGCAACAAAGCTACACCCTCACTATACGATATTCTATAACAACCTCAAACGTCTTGATAATATAGGTCTCATTGATATTCAATTCAGCCCCTGAGAAGGGAGAGGATACGTCCTGAACATATAGGTCAGTCCAGTTGACGTTATCCCGTGTCGAGTCCTTCTGGAGTAGTTCCATAATCTCCTCTTCTAGGTCGTCTAGTTGTATCTCTACCAGATTAGTGCCGGATATATCCTCCGTCCCTTGAGTTACTAAGTTAATGAAGTATCGGTATTGCCGAACATAGTCATTGGTTGAATTAAGCGTTACGGCGTTAGCACTTGCACGATTAGGGGTTAATCCCCCTGAGGTAATGAATACATACGGGAAGCGATCCGAAGTCGTTGCTACTTCATCATAGACGGGAAGGGCAACGGTATTATACGTTATCCCCTCTAAAATTGTTTTTAACTGAGCTTTATGAGTGCTTCTGATTGACATATTACTTCTTGAATTCCTGCTTTACTATGTTTTGTATATTTCTTTTTGTTTCTTCAATCGCCGGCTTCCAAAATGGTCTTGGCTTCATACCCTTGTACTTGATTGGTCTGTCTAATAACCCTCCAAAGGTTGTCCAGTACGGCTTTCTGCCTCTGTATATTCCCGTCCCTTCTTCCAGATACTGTCCGTAGTTGACCCCCATATAGACTCTCTGCTGTAAAGGTGATACTACTCCCCTCATGATGCTCTGTCGTGCTTTACCCGTTCTGCTGTAACCCGGTATTTTCGGGACGGGCGTTCGATAGACTGACCCTTGTATATTCTCCTTAGCCGTACGCTCCATGAAGGTCGCTACTCGTGTAAGGATATTACCGATTGATGTTTCGGTATCCTTTTGCAGGGCTTTCTTATCTTTTTGGATAAGTCCCTTTGCCGTGATGTCTATTCTTATATCAGCCATTATTTGACGATTTGGATTTCGCTTTCCCAGAAGGTAACGAATCCGGGATTAGCACAGCGTATCGGATTATTGAACTTGTATGTTTTACCACCAATGACGATCTGCTCTCCATGCTTAGGTATATCGGTAAGATAGAATGAGCTGATCTGACAGTACCGCTTAACTCCCGGTATTCCATTCTCAAGCATTCCATTCTCACTGAACATAACTAGCTTTTCAATTGTCCTCCCTGCTTGTTTAACCCCAGAAGTGAATGAGTAATACGTTCCTGAATAGACTTCTGCGGTAGGTAGGTTATGTACTTCCATCATACGCCGAGAAAATAGTTCAATACTGTTTGGAAGTCTTTGTCTTCACTTATTCTGGTAATACTGAGTGAGGCACTCTGTCCGTCTCCGTATTTGACCCTGCTCTTACCGGTCGAGGCTTCCGTAATGCCCTGTTGTATCGTTCCTTGCCCTGATTTAACGTTAAGCTGTGAACGTACCCAGTCGATAATACCTGCCCTCAAGAGCTTAGTAGTATAGTTGGTCGTGGCGGTAAAATCTACGTATATCCCTCTTCTACCCGTTATCTCAAGATAATCGTTACCAAGTATTGAATCGTTAAGCAACTCAATCTGTACCGTGTACCCTGAGATATTGATATGGTCGTGAGCGATATAGTCGGTGTTGAGTGTGAGTGTTGTTGCTGATGACGTTCCCCTTGTCTTTCTGACTACACTGGTAATCGTTCGGGTCGGTGTAATGTTGAATACGGAGCGAGGGGTTGAATCAACGTCAATACTAAACGCAGAGGCGGAATCGTCCGAAAAGACAATCCCGATCCTCTGCAATTCAGCTTGTGCCGACAATAACAACCTGTCTACTTGTTCTGAATCGTACCCTACGAGTAAATCCGATGCGATGTTGTTAGTTGTCAGGAAAGCCATAGTTTAGTAAGCTGGTTCAGTAAGTGTAAGAGTAGCGTAGTTGACGCTTGCTCCCGTAGCTGTTCCGGTAATGGTAGCCTTGATCCATACCTCAGCGGTAATGGGGCATACTACATCACAGCTCAGGATTTCTCCATCAGTTGTTGAGGTCGAGGAGCTGTCTTGAACTACTCCGTCAACTAAGATTTCGATTTTGCCATTGGTTGAAGACCCCTTAACGTATGTTCCCCGTGCGTAGATTTTCTTTACACCAGTAATGTACAGTTTCTCAGTAGTGTCTGCGTCAACCAATTTGTTGGCGGTTGCCGTTCCGGTAATTTGACCAAATAGCCACTTACCTGACGGACTTGATTGTTTCGATACGAATGCTCGTTCAGCCATAGATATATTATATTATTGATTAGTATTAACTTAATGTAGCAAGTCTGAAGAGGTTGCGTGCGGTGTTATCGCTTGCTCCTGCTCCTGATCCTACTGCGTTCTTGTGTGCTAAGACCATACCTCCATCGGCATAGACTCGGAATGCAACGGTTACGACTCCAGTCTTGACAGTTGCCAATCCTTCATCACTTACCATTCTCATACCGCCTTTCTGTGCTACATAGTAGTTTGCAAGGTCAGCAAGAATAACTTGGTTAGCTGATAATCCTGTTCCTGCAAAGAGGAATGGGAAGCCTCCGATTGATCGTTCTCCGGGTATAGAGCTGATTACATCAACTCTCTTGTAGTCATTGCTTGCGTTCTGCACGATAGCAAGTTTGGAGTAGAAGTCTGATCGGCGACCGATATAGACGAATCCTGACTCTTCACCTTCAGTTACCGTGTTAGGCAAGTTTCCAATCATTCGAAGCATGTAGTCGAGGTTGTCGGTAGCAGAGCCAACAGCGAAAGCCAAAGCTCCTTCCTGATCGTCCTCAGTAGAACCTGCGGAGTTGATAATACCCTTGAACTGATTTGAAGCGTTGCTACCAGCGAGAATGTTATAGACCATTCTGTTCTGAAGTCTCTTCATTCCTCTAGCCATGTACTGAGCTAAGAGTTCGGGTTGCATCGTTAAGAGTGCATACTCGGTGAATGAGGTTGAAGCCTGAATCTTGTTCTTAGGGGTTATGGTGTCTCCGTTCCTGATTGAGTCATCTGCCTCAGTTCCTGCATCGTCCTCATCGAGGTTTTCTGCGTCTGATTCAGCTCCGAACTCATTAAGGTCGAAAGATTGATTTCCGTCATTAAGACCGACATTGATTCGTGATACTCGGCTAAGAATAGCGGAGTTATCATAGAGCAAAGCGTCTGCAACGGGCAATACGGTTGTTTCGAATACATCAGCGATTGATGTTCCTGATACTCCTCCCGTGATGGTGAAGGACTTCATTACTTCCTTCTCTTCATCTGAGATAGCATCGAATGTTACGTTTGAACCCATTACTGAGTTGAAAGAACGAGTGAATCGCTCTCTCCAGATAGGGTTTATTGATGCGGTGTCGATTGCTCCAGCCACAAAGTTGGCTTCGGCTTTACCGCCTTTGTTGATCTGGGACTTGTTGTAGTCGATAACCTTTGAAAGGTCTCCTGAAACAACGTCCTTAGCAACATCGTTTTGATTAGCAAAATTGATAAGCATATTATTGGTTAGTTAGTTTCTTATACAGGCTTAGGCTCGCCTTGTGAGCTTTCTCTGCGACATCACCCCCAGCATCGTCTTGATCTGTTGATGATTCAGAGCCTTCGACATCTGCGAAGACTTTTACTTTCTCACTCAATGCGTTTTCTACCTGTTTAATGGTTTCTTCTACTTCGGTAATTGCCTCATCAGCAACAACCTCAGCCTCAGTCTCAGGTGCTTCTTCGGATACTTCCTCCGCCTGTGCTTCCTCAAAGGTTGTCAGGCGTGCTTTGATTCCTTCGATTTCAGCCTCGAAGGTGGCTTTCTGCTCTTCCAAGAGCTGTTTTACTTGTTCTTCTGTCATAGTTATTATTGGGTTAAGATTAAGGTCGAACTCCCTAAATTCGGAAATGTTGCGTGCATCTCCGCTTCCAGCGAGTACGCCTAATAGTTGGGCTGTTCCAACCCACTCAAAGTCCTCATAGTATTCCCCGTTATCGCTAATAATTGCTGTCGCCTCATCTACAAACAGCTCGATTGACGGGGCGGTAATCTGATCCATTACGTCTATAACTCGTTGATCGGTGAATCGGAACGTACCCCGTATCTCCATTTCTCCGTTTACCATTTCAGACCATATCCGGGTATATCCTGCCACTGATGCCGGGATATACTGTCCGTTGGTTAATGACAAATCGTGATTAAAGTTAGTGCCGAGCTTGCTGAGCTTATCAGCGTATCCTAGTAAGCGTGATACTTGAATATAGTATCGGTTGCGGTTGAATGCGGTTGAGAATATAACCTGATCGACTTCATATCCACCCTCAATCGTGCGAAAGTCTTTCTCGGTAGGCTTGACGACCGCTTCGGTAGGTAGTGAGAAGCTGATTATTTTCTTCTTCATATTGACATCATATTGCCCTGCCACTATCAGTTAAGCAACCAATGACTGAAACGACATTTGATGAGGAATATGAGGAAGGGTTGCTAGCCGTGATTGTCTTTGTCTCCGATGACGGTACAGTTACCATTATTCCAACCAATATTGGGGAAGAACTCTAAAGCTCTTCCTTAGTGTAATAGACTACATCACAGCGACATCGAGGCTCAGTCCCTGCCCTGCTGAATCCGTTCTGGAATAAGTCCCCGATAGGGATAATACCCTGCTCTCCATTTTTAACGTGTTCCGGTCGTACTTTCTCATCAGCACTTGTAAGCCATTTTTTGCCTCCCTCCTCAAACAGTGGATCGCTTTTATACATTATCTCACGTGTCTCTTCTACGGTGTGGGCAACCTCAGTCTGTGCGATTAGTTCCGCTCGATTAAACGCCAGCCCCTCAACTTGCTCAACTATCAGGGTAGCTATTCCCCGAACGCCTAAAGATATATTATTCTTGATAATTGTCTCTATCTGAGAAGCCGTCTCAGCGTCAACACTCTTGAACTCTTTATCGCCTTTGAGTATCCGCTCCACCTGAACGTCCAGAGCGTCCAGTACCGACTGAGGGTATTCCCCGTCAAAATCAAACTGTCTAAGGCTGAACGATGTCCTCTTGTCTTTTTGTACCAATTCGAGAGCCTGCCCTGCGAACTTCTGCAAATCCTTCTTCATAGCCGGGAACGAGTAAAACGTCTCAAGAGGTTTAATGTCCGCCGTATCGGGTACATTCTCCATCTTC